GAGCAACATCCGCAGGTTCTTCGGCTGCAGGAGCGGCTGCACCGACGCGGAGATCGGGGTGTCCGGCCGGAGCACCATGCGCGCGTACGGCCCGTTCGCGAACGTCCGCGTGCGGTGGTTGGGGATGCGAATGAGCGCCCCTTCGAGCAGGAAGTCCGCCCCCGGCAGGAGCGGCGAGTCCGGGATCGACTGCAGGTCCGGATAAATCTCCGCGTGCCCTGACGGCCGCACCGCCGCCCCGTCCGCATCCGTGCCGAACGTGTAGGTGTAGCCCCCGTCCGCCGTCGTCAGGAGGATGGGCGCACTGAACGCGAGGTCTGGGAAGCGCGAGAACAGCGCGGGGTACACCTCCCCCTGGGCCAGCGTGAGGAAGGTGTACCACGAGTCGTTCGGCATCGCCTGGTCGGTCGCCGGGCGACGGGCGTGGAGCTTACACGCCGCGAGGAGGTCCGCCGAGGCCCACAGGGTCACGCGGACGCTCCGACAACCTTGCCGACGTAGATGACGTGCACCCCGGCCGTGAACACCACGTCGAGCGCGATGTCCATGCCGCTCGAGGGGATGTGGATGAGATCCCCGCCGCCAGCGAGTGCAGCCCCCGAATAGGTGCCGCCGGCGGCCGCCGTCCCCGCCACGCAGAGGGCGAGGTACTCAATCGGCACGAACGCCGCGGCCGTGCCGCGCGGTCGCGCCTTGACCGTGATGGCGACCGTGCCGGCGCTGGTGGTTTCGACGGCGACAATCGTGGTGGACACGACCCCGGAGCCCGCGTCGCCGAGGATGTAGGTGTTGGTCCCCATGCCGGTCTGGATGGTGAGCGGGAATCGGGAGTTGTTCACTTCTGCCATGTGCAGTCCTTGCGAGAGAGGTCATTGCCCTGCCGAAGTGCCAAACCCATCCATCCCACCATCCGCGCCGGCGCACGAGCTATTCCTCGTCGCCCGCCTTGTCCTGCTTCTTCTCGCGCTCGCGCTGGCGATACTCCGCCTTCCGCTGCGCGCCCGGGGAGCGCGGCTTGCCGTCCTTGCCCGCCGTCGCACCCACCGGCACCCGCTTGCCGCCGAGCGCAGCGGGGTCGATCTCGTCCTCGAGGTCGAAGGCGTCGTCGCCCGCCACCACCGCGTCGTCCTCGTCCGCGTCGTCGTCCGTGGCGCGCACGATGGCGGCCACGTCGTCGGCGAGCGCGTCCGGCATGTCGCGGAAGTCCGGCTCGTTCTTGAGATGGTAGTCTGGGTCCGTCACTTCCGGCGCGAAGAAGGCCGCGAGACGCGGGTCCGGCTTCGTGGTCTTGCCGAGCACCCAGCTATTGCCCTGGCGCGCGGCGATGATGGGCTCTTCGTGGATCGGGGGACGCGGGAAGAGCTCGAGGATGTCCGCCGGCCACGGCGCGGTCGGGTCGAAGTCCTCGCCGTAGCGGCGCACCGCGGCCGCCGTCGCGCGTTTCTTCCAGTCGGCGAGCTCGGACCGCGTGTCGGTGAGCCACTGGGCATAGTCGATGACCAGGTCGTACGGGCGGTTGGAGTCCTTGGAGCGCTTGAGGTACATGAGCGGCACCGGCAGGGGCGCCGAATACAGCGCCCCGAGCAAGCCGCACGGCTCGCCCGTCTTGATCTCGATGGGGGCGAAATACTGCCGCCCATGCTGATCGGTGAACCGCTGTCCGCGACGCTGATGCGCCTGGCTCCAGTTACCGCGCGTCTCGATATATGCCACGACCCACCTCTCCGTGTTCCTGCGTGAACCTGCGTGACCTACGGGGTGTCCTGCGCCTACCGGGAGCCCACCACGGCGCCGCCGTGGCTGTTCCCGAGTTCGATGTAGTTCTGCATCGCCTGCTCGTCTCGGCGTTCGATCTCCCGCACGTCGATGTCCCGACGCGGGGCATCCATGAGCATGAGCGACTCCGTGACACCTTCGGCGGCTTCGGTGACCTGATCCGACAGCCACTTCACCATCTGCTCCCGGAACCGTCGTTCCTCGGCTTCGGTCCGCGCGTCCTGCAGGCCGCCGAGCAAGTCGCGCTTCCGCTTCAAGCCGGCGTGTTGGTTGCGCAGGAGGTCGTACGCACGCAGGTGGGCCATCACGCGCTCGTCGAAATCGGCGTACTCGAGGTCCCCTGGCACCGGCGGCTCTTCGGGCAGCCCGGCCAGCTTGAGGAAGTTGCGCTCGACATTGGAGAACCAGCGCTTGTGCCCACCGTTCGGGCCTTGGATGACCCAGAACGGACGCGCCCAGCACCGCGTCTCCCGGAAGGTGTGCCACGCCCGCTCCGTGATGAGGCAGTCGGGGTTCCGCACGAACTCCCCAAGGACGGCGTCATAGTGATTTCCCATCGCCGACGGCGGCGGGTAGTCGCGGAGCTGCTCGAGGACACCTTCCTCGACGGCGTGCTCGGGAATCATCTGGTCGATGATCCACCGCTCCACCGGCGATTCCCACGGGTACCCCGGCTCCCAGCGGAGCTTGAGGTACGTGAAGCGGGTCGTGGGAGGCGAGAACTCACGCAACTGCGCCTCCCACGCCTTCGGTACGTCGCGTTCCACCAGCCGACGTAGTGACGCCATCAGGTCCTCGCCGTGCCGGTCCGGTCGCCGATCTTGGCTGCCGTGTAGAGCGCGGTGGCGAAGAGCCCCGTGCCCGGGTAGTAGTTCGTCGCGGCGGCCGGGGTGCCACCGGTGCCACCCTGCAACGCGGAGGTCGCCGCGATCCAGCCGCCGGCCCCGCCCTGGATGGTGAGGTACCCGACGAGCACCTTGTCGGCCGACTGCGCCGGCAGGGCCGCGAGGGCCTCGGCTTCGGTATTGTAGCCCGAGGTGTAGTTGTTGGCGCCGGAGGTGAACGTGCAGGTGCCCGCCGCGATGCGCTCGGCGCCGATGACGCCCCACTTCCCGGCGGGGATGGTGCCGAGCGCGCCAAAGCCCTGCGCAGTCAGTGCCGCCAGGAGCGTGGCAACGCCGTTGATCTGGATGACCGACGCCGGCACGGCGAGCGTGACGGTCGTGCCGATGCTCGGGGTGACGACGGTGATGTTGCCGTCGCCGACGTGCGCGGCGAGCAGCCGAGAGACATCGTCGATCAGCTTGTTGTGCTCGACGATGACGGCGTGAACATCCGACTCCCGCACGTTGGCAGTCGGGACGGACGAGGTGGTGGTGCCAGTCATGAGAACCTGCCTGAGAAGAGGAGAGTCGAGGGAGAGCGGGTCAGCGCGGAGGGGGTCGTGACGGCCAGCATCACGACCCCGTCCGGCTTACTGTCACTGCTCGGTCTGGTTGGCGAAGTACGCCAGGCAGCGCCGCGACTTCCAGACGTACGCATACGGGAAGTCGATCGAGAACTGCAGGGCGTTGCGGTTCTCCATCTTGTCGCCGTCCGAGAACGGCGGCACGCCGGAGCCGGGCTTCGGCAGGAGGCTGTACTTCCCGACGGCGTTCTTCATGTCGGCGACGAAGGCGTAGCCGGGCGGGACCTTGCGCGAGGTGAAGAACGTGATGCCCTTCGCCTTCACCGACCCGTCGAGCTCCATGCCCATCGTCGAGTCGAAGCGCGAGAGCGCGCGCTCGGCCTCGATGGTGTCGTTCGCCACCCCCTGCGACCAGATGACCGTGTCCGGCTTGGCGTTGCCGGTGTTGTGGATCGCCTGACGCGCCTTGCGGATCTTGAGGCCCGAGAAGCGGCCGGCGGTCGCCGAGGTGAGCGCCGGGTTCCAGTTCGCGACCGTGTTCGCGAGACCGTGCACCGACGACGACTGGCAGGCGTCGAGGAGACCGACCGGCGAGATGTTGTAGTCCGTGCCGTCGATCGTGGTGTTCTCGACCGAGTTGGCGAAGACGATGTAGTCGTTCGCGTCCACGTCGCACGACCCGATCATGGTGACCGAGATGGTGCCGGCCGACGCATCGACCGCGGTGATCTGGCCGATGCCGTTCGCGACGAGCGCGCCGGCGCGGACGATCGCGATGCGGTCGTACACGGTGAACATCGACGCCAGGTACGCGGCGTTGCCGAGGCCCGAGATGCCGAAGGCGTTGATGAGCGTGAGGGTCTGCGAGGCCGAGGTGGCGTTCGTCGAGGTCTGGCAGGCGTAGCCCGTCGAGAACCCGTAGAACTGCCACGCGACCGTGTTGCTGATGGCCTCGAGCGCCTTCATCGCCTGCAGGCGAAGCTGGCGGATGACCTGCCCGGCCTGCCCCTTCGAGTCGAGGTACTTGGCCGTGAGCGTGGTCATCCAGCGCTCGTTGAGGTTCGCCCACGTCAGCGTGAGCTCCTGCAGGCCGGGGGTCACCGGGTTCTTCTCGAGCCCACCCTCGGGGATCATCGCCGAGCGGCCAGCGCCGTTCAGATCGATCGGCACCGTCATCTCACGGGCCGACAGGGTGATCTCGTAGTCCTTGATGTCGTCCATGAGGTCCCACTCTTCCGACATGGACTGGAAGCCCTTGAGGAGACCGCCCTGCATCTTGCGGTACGCCTTGTTGAGCGTGGTGGCGGCCGTGGTGACCGACGTGACGAGCTGTGCCATAGGTCATGCTCCTGAGGGGCGGCTTGTCGCCCCCGATGGGTGTTCGTGCGGGAGTGCTGCGGGTTATTCGTCGTCGTCCAGCGCCCCTTCCATGAACGCGTGCTTGAAGGCGTGCCGGTCGCCCTTGAACGCCTTCTCGGCCTTCCGACCACTCGGCGCCGGCGGACGGGCCGCCACCACCGGAGGGATCGTGTTCATGTCCGCGTTACGCTGCTCGTTCTTCTCACGCGCGGTCGTCGGCGTGGTGCCGAGGCCGGTCGTCGAGGCGGCACGCACGCGCGCCGCGGTCTTGACCAGGATGTCGAGGTCTTCCAGCACCTCGGCATCGTCGAACACCTCACTGCCGTCCGCTTCTTTCACCACCAGACGCTCGGCCTTCGCGGCGTGCTTGCGGAACACCGCCTGCACGTCCGCCGGGTCCAGCGCCTTGATGCTCGGATGCGCGATGACGCGGTTGTAGGTGGCCGTCAACTCCGCCTGCAGGGCCGCCTCGCGCGCTTCCTTGGCCTCTTCTTCGGTCGGGGTCGGGTTCCGCTCTTCCCGCAGCGCCGCCCGCTCCCGCTCCAACTGCTTCTTCTCGATCTCGAGTTTGAGTTTCGGGATCTCCTGATCGAACCGCTCGAAATACTCGTACCGCTCGTCCGGGCCCATCTTCTGGATGTCCGCGAACAGTGCGGTGATCGCGTCGGACTCGACCTTGATGTCCGCGGCCGTCCGTTCGGCGGCGCGGAGTTTCTGCGTCATCTCGCGTCGCAGGGTCTTGAAGTTGACCGCCAACTCGCGCTCGGAGGCGAGGCGGTTGCGGAACTCGGCCTGGGACTCTTTCGGGATGACGATGGAGCCGTCGGGCAGCTCGAGGGCGCCGGGGAGGGTGTGCACACCGCCGCTGGCGCGGAACTGGAACGGCTTCCCTGCCGGGGGCTCGACGAGAGGGACCTCGGGCGCTGGCGCCGGCACTGGGGCCGCGGCAACGGCGGGGGTCGTGGTCTCGGGGGTGAGCTCCGCGTCCGTCTGATCGCCCGCGCCGGCCTCTTGTCCGCCGTCCAGGTCCTCGGCCTTGTTCGCGTCGTCAGGCGACGGAAGGGCCGGCGAGCCGGAAGCTGGGGAGTCGGTGACCTCGTTGTCGCCGTCCTCGAGTTCACCGACAATCGCGTCGATGTCTTCGTCGGACAGGTCTACGGCGGTCTCTGGCGAATCGGCCATAAAGTTACGCTCTCCTGAATAGGTGTCAAGATGTGGTACAGTGACCTGCGGGATAGCACGTTCTACTACAGTGTATCGAAATCAGTCAGTATGGGTCAGTCATCGTCGAGAAACTCGGTGGCGGCGTACACGACGGCGACGAAGAACGTGTCCCACTCGCTTTCGACGAGGGCGATCGACTTGCCCTGCGCTGCGGCCTGGGCCCGCATCTCGGCGGGACTGGGGCGGCGGAGCAGTGGCGGGTCGATGAGGTCCTCGAAGGACTCGCGCGGGGCGAGTGGCTCGAGGGGTCGCAGGCCACGCTTCCGCTTCCGCTGCGGCTTCGACTGGACCGTGGTGCGGTGGTGCCACACCGGGTCGGCGTCGATCGTCGGGGTGGTGACCCCGGGCGCGCCTTGGAGGAGGAGGAGCCAGAGGAGCATCAGGGCGCGATCGAGGTGATCGCGTCCAACTGGGCGCGAGTGATGGTGCGTGTGAAGGCGACGGTGCCGTCGGCATACCGCACGGTCATCGTCACATCATCCGCCTCGATGTTGCCGGCGCCGGCCGCGAGACTCTGTTTCACGGTGAGGCCCTGCACGTCCGCGTCGAGCACAGCCTCGGCGATCTCCGCCGGGGTGCTGGGGTTGCCGATGAGGTGGCCTGCGGTCCCCGCCGCATAGGCCCCGGGGAGCTCGGTCGCCCACGGGTCGCCAGCCGAGGAGGCGTTCGCGAGGAGCGCGCCCATCGTGCCAGGCGCGTCGTTCGCCGAGGCCAGCGCGCCCCACACAGCATCCGCCACGTTCGCCGTACTCAGGCCGGAGCCCGTGACGGTGAGATCCGCAAGGAGTGCCCCCAGGCCGGTCAAGGTCGAGTCGTCGAGCGTCCCGTCGCCGAGCAGGTCGGCCAGGAGCTCGCCGATCGCGGTCAGGGTGCCGGTCGTGATACCGCCTGACCCCGTCAGGGACGCCACGGCGGCGAGGAACGCCTGCAGGTTGCCGGCGGTCACGCCACCGGACCCCGCCAAGGCGGCGAGGGCCTGCACGATCAAGCCGCCCGTCGCGGACAGCGTACCATCGCCGGTGAGCATGGCCTCAGCGAGCTTCACGGCCCACGCCTCCGCCGCCGTGACACTGCCGGCGCCCGTCAGGTTGTTGCGGGTCGAGAGCGCACCGGCCTTGGTCGGGAGCATCCACGCGCCCGGGTGCCGATACCCATACGGCACCCCGACGAACTGGCTCGAGATACCCTCGCCGGTCGTCAGGTTCCGCTGGGCGTTCGCTCGGGCGCGGCGGGCGTGATGCGCGGACGGGTACGCGTTGTTGGACGCGGTCGCGCCGAAGAGCCGGCTCAACCCCGCTGTGTCGCGGTACCCATTCGCGCGGAGCCCCATCTCAGCCGCCGTACCCGTATTCGCCGTCGATCATCACCGTGCCGCCCGAGGTCGTCGCCCCGGTCTGGAACAGGAGGAACTGCAGGTTGCACCCGTCCCGGAGGCGCGGGAAGGACGGCGCGGCCGAGGCGTACTCGTAGACGTTGTAGAGGCCAGTCGCCGGGACGGGGATGGCGCGCGCCAACTGGCGACAGAGGCCGATGATGACCGTGCCCGAGGCGTGCGCGGTGCCGGACCACACCAGCGAGACGATGTCCGAAACCCCCGTGTCGCCGGCGGCGAGCGGCAGGAACGGGTTGTACTTGTTCGCGGCCGCACCGGTGTTGAGCAACTGCCCCACGCCGAGCGAGGCGGTCGAGGTGAAGGTCGTGGTCGCGCCGGCGTTGCCGTCTTGGTCGAGATAGTTGATGACGCAGGTGGGCGCGTTCGCGCCGAGTGCGGTGTCCGCGGCAACGAACATCCGGAGCCCGACCCCGTTGGCGTAGCGGTCGCCCGTGCTGCCGCTGGATCCGATGGCCGTCATCGTCACGGTCTTCGTGCCGGTCGTCGAGACGTTGGTGCCCGACAGCGGCACGAACCCCACGAGATCGATCGGCATAATCATCCACGGCGCGCCGGCGGCCGCCACGCAGACCCCGCCCATGTTGAGCAGGTGCTTGGTGGCCGGCGCCAGGTTGCCGCCGAGCGGGACGATGCCCTCGGACCAGGTGTCGTCGGTCGGGACATAGGTGAGATCGGTGCCGGTGAACGTGGCGGCGGGCGGCGTTCCCGCGTGCCCCGCGAGGAGCGTCCACGTCCCCGCCACCTGCGCGGCCGCGAGCGCCTTGTTGTAGTAGAACGAGTCGCTCTTCCCGTTCTGCGTGATCTGCGCGGTGAGATCGTCCTGCGAAGTCCAGCCCATAGTCGCCTCTGCTCCGTTAGTTCCAGATGGTTTCGAGGAGCCCGACCAACGTCGAGCTCGCCAGCGAGCCGGCGTATCCTGCCGCCAACACCCCCAAGACCGCCCCGTCCTTGATTTCGGCCGGGTGCCGGTGAATCAGGGCGCTGAACTCGTCGGCCGCCCCGTAGCTCTCAATGTTGCCCGTGGTCGTTCTGCGGCATTCTTGGGTGGCGGTCGCGCTCAGGAGCGGCTTCACGATGACGAGCGCCATCAGCCCGCCCCCACCGCCACTCATCGTCACCTCCTGGATCGACTGCACCCCGGAGTCTCCGGCCTGCAGGTCGAGGAACGGACTGTACGACGTGCCAGCGCCCCCGGCCCCGACGACCTGCCCGCCGCCCGCCACGGCGGCCGTGCGGTTGGCCGGCGAGACGCGCCCCGCCACGCCGTTCTGGTTCGTGTACGTGAACGTGAACGTGCCGACCGCCGACGCGGCTGACTGCGCCACCGCGACCACACGACCCGCTGCGTAGCGCGGGAGCGCGACCGTGTTCTCGAGCGGCTGGGACTCGCCGACCGCGTCCGTGTCGATGAACGGGTAGTACAGGAGATAGTCGGCCAGGATGAGCTGCTGGCGGCCGTTCGCGGTCGAGGTCGCACTCGCCGCACCGGTCATCACCATGAGATTGCGAAGGAACTGCTTCGCCGGCGCCACGGACGGGACGTAGATCCCGCGCGCGGCCTCCACGACGGCCGACTCGAGCGGGGTCGAGGCGTAGAAGTTGGCGGTCGGCGATCCACCGGAGTACGTGTAGTCGAGCCAGGCGTTAGTGGTCGTGGCGGTGGACGCGACGAGCTTGCGGAACTGGGTGGCCCAGGTCTGCCCGGCCTCGTCTGCGGCCGCCCACTCGCCCACGTTCCCGAAGCCGGCGGTCATCCGACGCTCCGTCCCGTGAGCAGCGCGGCCAACTTCATCCAGCCGATCTGCGCCTTCGTGCGCATCGACGCGCCGCCCTTGCCGACGCACACGGCGCGGCGCGGGGCGATGATCTCGGGGCGGCACTCCGGTCCGCAGGGGCGCACGACGTGCGGGGCGGCGCCCGCGACGGCCGTCACCGACACCCCGCGCAGGCAGTCTGCGCAGTAGTAGAGCGGCGGACCGACCGTGTCCCACATCACCCGCTCGAGGCGGGAGCGCTGGTCCGGCATCAGGCTTCGGTGACCGTGAGGGCGCCGGCGGCGAACTGCGGCGTGATGCCGGCCGAGACAACGAGCGAGCTGTTGAGCGCGCCGAAGTGCCACACCGACCCCGTGCCGCTCGCCGCGGTGCCGGTTGCGACGTGCGTCAGGGTCGCCCCTGTCACCCCGCACTGCGGGAAGCTGATCGTCGCGGCATTCGCGGTCGCCCCGCCCGACGCGGCGTCCCACCCAGTCGATCGGGCGACGGCCTGCCGGGCGTAGTTCGTGTACGCGGTCTCGGCGTCGGTCTGCTGGTTGGTCGCGGCCGTGAGGTTCGCGGTGTGCAGGGACACCTGCACGTTCGTCAGCGGCGAGGAGCCGGCGTTGTCCGCCACGTTGGCCCACGCGGTCGCGCGGTACATCAGGTTGATGATGGCGTTGCACGTTCCGGTCGACTTCGGCATGGCGCGTTACTCCTCGGTGGTTTCGATGCGGTACGACTTCCCGTCGGGCGCCGTGATGGTGCCCTTCTTCTTGGTCTTCGCCTTCGGTGCCGGCGTCGGGGCCTCGACGGTCACGGTCGGGGTCGCCGGCATGACCTGCACGATGACGGGCTCCGGCTTCTCGGCCTTCTCCGCCTTCTCGTCCTTGTCGCGCTTCGCGTCCTCGGACTGCTTCGCCTCCTGCTCCTTCCGGGCCTGCTCGGCCTGGGCGGCCTGCGCCTTGGCGGCGGCCTCAGCGATGACGGCCTGTGTGTGGGCCTCCAAGTCCGCCTCATACTGCCGCATGTCGCGATCGAGTTGCGCCTTCCGCTCCTCGAGGGCGAGTTTCTCGCGCGCGATGCGCTCCTCGGACGCCATCTTCTCGCGCGCCAAGGCAGCCTCCTGCACCATCCGGTCCCGGTCGATCGCCGTGGTGTCCACCGGCGCGGCGGTCGCCTTCTGGGCCTCGGCCATCATCTGCTCGCGTTCGGCGGCGAGTTTGGCGGCGAGCGCCCGCTCCTCGGCGGCGATCTTGGCAGTAGCGAGCTGGGCCTCGAGCGCCATCTTCTCGCGCGCGAGGGTCGCGTCCTGCGCGAGCTTCGCCGCCTCCGCGTTCGCTCGGCGCTCGGCCTCCTGCTGGTCGAGGGCGGCCTTGGTCGCGAGCTCCTGTGCCTTCTGCGCGGCCTCCTGCTGGGCCGCCTGCGCGGCTTGCGCGGCGGCGTCCTGAGCCGCCTTGGCCGCCTGCTGCTGGGCGGCTTGGGCAGCCTGCTTTTCCGCCTCCTGCGCCTTCTGAGCGGCCTCGACGGTGATGATCCCCGCGGCGTTCGCCATCGCCTCATACTCCGCGAGGTACAGCGCGCGCCACGCGGGCGGTTGACGCATCCACTTCGCGTCGGCCATCGTACGGCCGAGTTGCCGGTGGCGGATCTTCGCGGCCGCTGGCTCCAAGTCCACGGGCAGGCGGTCGCTGAACGGGTGTGCCACGGGCTCGGCGGGCGGGGGCGGCGGCACCGGTGCGTCGGGGTTCGCCAGGCTCATCGTCTGGGCTTCGGCGAGCGCCATCGCCTGCTTGAGTTGGGCCTCCTTCCATGCCGCGGTCGGCCCGTCCTGCCACGCTTCGATCTGCCGACGGACCCGCATGAGATGGGGGTTGTCGCGCGCGCCCATGACGGGGCTGATGCCGGCGGTGACGAAGTCCTGATACTCGTCCGCGTCGATGATCTTCCGGTCAAAGGCCGCGTTCGCCATCTCCTGCTTTGCCAGGAGCGTGTGCATCGTGAACGACCCCTTGGCGATCGACACCTGGCGGGTCGTCCCGAAGTCCGCGCGGCTCCACTCCCGCTGCTTATACGCGCCGTTCTCGCCGACGTAGGCGATGAGTTGCGGCACGGAGCAGAACGCACGGGCCTGCTGCAGGATGATGCGATTCAAGGCGATGTAGAAGTCGCCGAGGTTGTCCTTCATGTTGATGACGGCCTTGAGCGCCTCCTGCACGATCGCCTGCGCGTGCGTCCCCGACTTGACGCTCGGGTCGGTCACACCTTGGGCGGCTTCCTGCAGACCCGACTCGTCGTCCATCTCGGCCGACATCTCGGCGCGGAGGAGCGGCACAGTCTGGGACAGCGCCGGCACCTGCTCCCACTCGGCCTTGCCTTGCGGGTTCACAAACACCGGCGAGCCGTTCCGCTCCGTGAGTTGCTTCGGCTGGACGATGGACCCCACCGGCAGGAACGGGATGGGGTTCGCCGACCGGAACATGTGCTCGATCTCGAAGCCCAGCGCGACGTTCCGCACCTCGTCGGCTGGCCCGAGGTGTTCCGCCATCGCCACGCCCATCGGGTTATCCGAGATGTCGTCGTCAAGGCACCGGGCCTGTGCGACGGGAATCTCGAGGCACTCCTCGACCGGGGCGCCCTTCCGGCTCGGCATCAGGGCCGACCACTTCTGGCGGTGGAGCGTGTGGCAGTCGCCGCCGATCACGGCATAGCAACCGAACGGGTATTCGGCAGAGGACTTGTAGTACACGGTCGTCGTGATGACGGTCTGCGCATCCTGATAGTTGTCCTCGTCGTCCTTCTGGTCCTCGGGCATCTGGGTGTAGGGCGGCAACACATCCTTCACGTCAGTCGGGCGCCACGCACAGAGTTTCCCGAGTGCGTCCTTGGACAACTTCGCCATCGCCTCAGGAAAGAGGAGGCGGAGGTCGCCCAGTGTCGTCGGCTCCGTGATGACGACGCCGATTGCGTCCTGGATGCCGCGTGCCGTGGGCGGCAAGAGATCGACCTGCAGGCCGGTGAGGAGGCGGACCCTGGGACCCGGCAACCACTGCAGCGCGGCCTCGGACGGCTGGTCGGACAGTGTCCCGTCGTCCCGGATGTAGCGCTCGAGCAACTCCGACTCGGCCGCTTCCATGCCGGTCTTCGGATCCAGCAAGGCGTTGTCGGTCGTGGTCGCGCCCGGGTGGGCCAGCATCGAGCGGGGACGGTGCCCGCCGGCGGTCGGGTCCATCGTGACCCAGCCGAAGGCACTCGCGTAGGTCATCGCCTTGTCGCTGGCCGCCCGCAGGATGCGGTTCATGTTCAACTCGGCCGGCGACCCCTTCACGGCGAGGAATCGAGTCGCGAACTCTGCGGCGTCCCGATCCTCGTCGTGGTCGCCCGCGGGCTCGCACTCAGGGAACGGCTTGTCGACCAGAATGACGTTCGTCAGGCGACGGCAGAGGCGGTCGGTCTTGTTCGGGACCGGCGGGGCAGACCCCATGCCGAGCGGGAGCTTCGCCTCCCACTTGCTCTCGTTCTGCTTCTTCTCGAGACGGACCCCGCGCCGGCCTTCCCGCCACCACATGTTCCGCTGCCACGTCGCCCGATTCCGCGACCGGAGGGCGGCCTGATCGTCCCGCAACTTCACGACGGCGGCGGCGACTTTGCGCGGGTCGGGCTCATCAAGGATGAACCCCAGCGTCTTCGCTGGCGCGGCAGACGCCCCAGACGGCGCGTCGCCGTCCGCGTCCTGCCCGTCATCCGCCAGGCGATCGTCGTCGCCGTCCGTGTAGGCCATTCAGCGTCCTGAAAGTAAGGCGTGGCGTGCAGTGTCGTAGAAGAATACAGTCCGCGTGACACTGTTGCAATAGTGGACAGTGGGACGCGCACTCATGGCCTGCTCATGTCCCGCTGGCGGAGAGCGTGAGGAGTTCGGGGTGGGACGCGGTAAGGATCGCAGGGTTCACCGCCCACTTGAACCCTGCGTCGGCGCCCGCGGTGACACCAAGATCGAGCGTCCACGCAGAGCCGTCCTTCGCCACCACCTGCACCAGCAGGGGCGTCTGATCGCGCATCCCCTCAAGCGCGGCGCGCAGTTCGCCGACCGTGCGCACGGTGCGCGACACCTGGACGGCCGTCATTGGTCGCCGCGCCGAACCTTCTCGGCGACCTCCTTGTCGATCTCCTCGAGGTCGCCCATCTGCCCGCGGAGGGCCGACCACTCCAAGTGCGCGCGGCCGACCAGGTACTTCTTCATCTCGGGGTCGCCGCCGGCAAAGTCGTCGATCGCAAGCTGGGTCTTGGGGCCGAGGCTGTTCATCGGGTCGAGGAGCGAGGCGTCGAAGGCCATCGGCGGGAGCCCAGCCTCGGCGCGCTTGAGCTCGACGACCTGCAGGGCGAGGGTCTCGTAGCGCGCGGCGTGTGCGGCGATGGCGGCCGTGTGGTCGGCCCACAAGCGGTCGTAGCGGTCGCGGGTCAGGGCGTGCAACTGCTCAGCCGTCTCGGCTTTGACGAGTCGCGCGTCCGCGAGGTGCTTCCAGTCGTCTCGGTCCGCCAGAGCGGCGGCGAGCAGTCGCTCGTGGGTGGAGCGGAACATGAGCATCAGATGGGCCTCAGTTGGGAAGTCCGTGGAACATCGCGCGGAACGACGCCTCGCGTTCGGCGGTCCAGAACCACGGGCGCGCGGTGCGCCAGTCGGCGCCATCTTCAATCTTGATGACGCCAATCCGGCGAAGCGGCTCAAGCACCTGCCAGCGGCGCGTATACGCGAGATAGGGCCATGCAATCCAGCACGGCAGGATGCGCGAGGCGGCGCGGTCGAGCAGGCGGACCTCGACCCAGCCGAATGGCACCTCGCGCCGCCGCAGTCCGGTCGGTGGCACTAAGTCGAGGGTCTCGTCGCCGAGCAAGTCGGCCAGCAACTCGTGGTATGGGTGAAACCACGTGCGTATCGGGCCGAGGATGTCCCAGAGCCGGTGATCCGGGTCGGGCGCTCGCTCAAGGCGGTGCTCGAGTGCGCGCCGGACGCGACGGGCAGATGTCTCGCGCTGAGAATCGAACCATCTGCGACGGAACACTGCCTCCTCGGAGGGAGTGAGCATCATCCGCCTCCCGACGGCGGGTCGTCGGAGGCGATGGGTGCGTCGAAGATCGACGGGGCGGTAGTCGGTGGCATCTCGAGCGCGTACCCGCCGCCTGGTGTGGCAGCTTCGACGGCCGCACCGGGGTTGGTGCCGTCCGGGAGTACCGCCGCGGGGGCTGTTATCCCTGCCCAACCTGGATTGAGTTCGCGCACGGCGGTCTCGAGTGACTCGATCGCCACACAGAGGGTGTCGATGACCGCGTCCTGCGACTGAATCAGGGTCTCAAGGGCCGAGATCTTGGTCTTCGTCAGGCGCATGAGGTTGCGCAAGCCGTCCTCGAGCTCGCCGACGGTCGCCTTTCGTTCGCGCCGGCGCCGCTCGCTCGCCATCGTGCGCAACTCGGCGGCGGACGGAGGTTTGGAGGTGGGTTGGTCGTCGCCGCCATCAGACATCAGGCACCCCCTCGACGCGATCGTACGTCGCGGCGAAGATGTCCGCCGCACACGGGTAGATTTCGCCCTTGACGCCGGTGATGAGCAGGGCGCCGCGCTCGAAGCGCATCGTCCCCTCAAGGGTCGGGATGAGGTAGCAGTCATCGCTCTCGTGCGTGATGGGCTGCCCCTTGTACTCGAACGACCACGGCATCCCGCGCTCGCACCGCGCACCCGCCGCAATGCCGTGCGCGACCAGTTCGTCGAACGTGATTGCCTCGACCATGACGGGTTTCTTCCGATACCACGCCATCGCTACTCCTCCTCGTCTGATGTGTGTCCCCACCGCCCCATTCGAGGCGGTGCCGGGAGTCCTGCCATGCCATACCGATCGCGGTCCTCGACTTCCTTCCGGCCGCGGAGCGTTCCATCCGGGGCGACCACGGCGGTCTTCCGGTGCCGCCGCTTCGCCTTGTAGTCGAGGCCTGGGTGCTGGTCGTCGCCGACCTCCGTATCGACTTCCACCGCCGAGCGCGGCCGCACCCAGTTCCAGTACATCACGGAATCGAAGTCGTCGGGGGAGCGCCCGAGGCGCTTCTTGATGTCCTTCTTCCGCTCGACCTGCACCTTCCCGGCCTCGCGCACGTACTTGGGCATGGTGAGCTGGGAGGCAAGCGCCTTCGCCAGCTTCGGCTCAATCGCGATCGTCCCCTTTCGGAAATCCTCACGCAACTGCCAGGCCATCTGTGAGCGCAGGTGGTTGAACAGATTCGCATCGGGGACGAAGTCCATGCTCAGGCCGTCCGGCCCCTTCTGCGCGCCGTTCACCGGCAGGAGCGCCCCGCCCAGCCGGCGCGGCTCCATGCCGAGGCGCACCATCTCGTTCACGCATCCCGCGCCGACGCCGACCGGATCCACCCCAATGTGACTCGGGTCGATGCCGACCTTGTTGGCCTCCTCGAACAACTGCGCGCCGAGCACATTGGAGTCCGGGCAGGCGAACGACGCCACCTGCTCGAGCGTGTCCCCGTACCCGCGCGCGATGCTGGCCTTGTCGCCGTTCTCCGAGTTCGCCACGTCCACCCCGAGCGCCGGCACCCCGCGCTCTTCCGGGCGCCCCTCCTGCATCCGGCGGAGCGCGCGCGCCGTGTACCGCGCGGCCGCGGCCTCGATCCACTTGAGCTTGATGAGCGCGTCGACCGATTCCGCCGGCGAGAAGCCGCGGACGCGGGACTCGTACATCGGCGTGCCGGGCGCATCGGTCGCGGCGATGCGGGCAATGCCGGCCGGACTGGCGGCGCCCGGCACGACATTGGCACCGGTCACCACGTTCGGGTGATCCAGCGAGCTGATGCGGACGTGCACCGTGGTCGGGAGCACGCAGAACTGGTGCAGCGCGTCCTGCTGGTTGTCGGGGTTGCCCAACCCGAGGACCAGGTTGTGCGCGCCCGAGCGGGTCATGCGGATGGCGGTCGCCACGGCGGGATCGATGCCCGGGAACTCCTCCATCACCATGAGCATATGCTCGGCGTGGGCGCCCTGCGCCTTGGTCGCCGACACTTCGCCGGCGCTCACCTGGGTCGCGATGCCGTGCGCGGCCCACTTATCCGTGCCATCCATGCGGATGCGGAGTTCGGTGATCTCCGCCTTCGGGAAGTGTCGCTTGAACGCGGGCCAGAGGCCGTTGATCTCCTTCCAGAGTCCGAGCTTGAGCTGCTTTTCCTTGGTGGCGTAGGTGTTCACGAGCGATTGCGGCCACACCGCGAGGAACCACAGCACCACGCAGGCGGCCGTGAACGTCTTCTGGGTGCCGGTGCCGGCCTCGACACCGACATCGTCCCAGTCGGCCAGCGCCTCAAGCATTCGCACGAGCGGGTCCGGGGTGCCGTCCCATGTGTGCCCCGCGTACTGCGGGTTGTCGGACCAGACGAGCGTGTGCCGCGGCACCTCGAGCTTCTCGACGATCCAGTCGACCGGGCGGTCCTGATACTCGACGTGCGCGGTCACACGGGGCTTCTTCGCGCGCCGGCGCAGCCGCAGCCGAGCCGCTGCGCGGATCTCAGGGGGGACGGAGACGCCCACAGACTACCGGACCCCTTGGGGCAGCTTGCCCTGGGCCAGCGCTTCCAGTTGCTCGTCGGTCATGCCGTCGAGCTCGGCGTCGGAGAGGACCAACTCCTTCCGGGTGCGCCACTCGTTCTTCCGGCGGTTGTTGAGCCAGTAGATGATGGCCGTGGTGTCGGGCGGCAGGACCTCCGTGACCTCCTTCTCGACGACCTCCTCGATCTCGCGCACCCGCTTGCCGTTCTCGTACTCCACCCGCTTCACCTTGAACGGGATGACCTTCTTGTACTCGTGGAACTGGGTGCGGTTGAACAGGCTGTCGGCCACGCGCATGTCGGCCTCGACCTTCCCCTCTTTATAGGCCAATCGAAAAGCGGGCTGGGTTTTCATCCAGCGGGTGATGGTCGCCGTGCCGACCTCGAGGGCCTCGGCCATCTCCGGGTCGGTCGCCCCCAGACGCGCCAGGCGCGTGACGGTGCCGAGCATCGCCTCGTCGAACTTGGACGGGCGGCCGGTCTTGGGGCGGGTCGCCGTCTTCTTGGCGGGCCTCTTCGGCTTCTTGGCGGGAGTCATCCCTCCCCCCGCATCTTCCGCTCCATCGCGTGCCGCGCGCGGAGCGTCGTCTCGAGGCGGAAGACGCCAGTCGCCTCGCCGCTACACCCGGACGGGCGGTGCGTCACACGGACGAAGACCTCATCACTGCGGCAGAACGGGGTCCCTCGCGT